TACACCACCAAAGATGCTCCCGCTAACAAGAGCATTGAATATGTAACTACCAGTGTCCACATACGTTTCAGTTTCGTCAATCTCTGATGCAAGTTGTGTGTATTCTCCACCGATTTCGTTTACTATATCTTTTAAAAAATCCATTTTACCTCCTATATGAAAAATGAGTCAAGTGTTACCGTTTTTTCTGTTCTCCAACCAATTGAATCCAAAATTACTTTCATTGGCTCCAAAAATGCTTTCTCGAATTGTAAGTCATAATCGATATATTTGTCCAGCCCAAATTCCTTTGGAAATTGTTGAATATAAGAAATAACATTTTCGTGAATTGGATTTGGGAGTTTCAAATAACAAAATTTAATCTTCTCTCCATTTTGAATTTTTGCATACTTCCTATCTAATTTTTTTTCTTTAGTCAAATGATTATAAAGAATTGCTCCTCTTGCGTGAATTGGAGTTCCTTTAGCATAAAGAGTTGCAGAAGATTTATATTTATTTACGTCAGAAACTGTTCTTGGAAATGATATGTCTTCAGTCGGAAGTGCGTTAAATATTTTTCGTGAATCTGATATGAAAGAAATTAGATCATCTTCTGTTTTTGTCATCACTATTTTGAGTGCATCTTTAATCATTTGGCGACAAGGTGCAGGAGTTGAAGATTTAACAGCTTCAATGCCTGTTATTTTAAGTTTAGGTTCTTCATAACGAACACCTTCACTATCCCAGACATTTAAGATGTATCGTTTTTTGGCAGTCCAAATTCCACGTTCCGCGATATTTTCACGTTTCATTTGCATCTTTTGGTCATATGCATTTACATATTCTGCTAGTTCTTGATAACAACTATCAATGTATTTTTCAAGTTCAACTCTACAAAGATTATCAAGAAATGAAACAATACTCTTATTATTTTTTTCCTTTCCACTGTAGATTTTATCAACCAATGGACCCACATTAAGATAGATAGAATCTGTGTCGGAAGCAATTACATAATCAATATTATTAGTTTTGAGAATTCTATTCAAGTATAAATTCATTTTGCTTTCAATCCAACGAATAGAAACTTGTCCCGACATTGTGATTGCTTCGGCATTTGCTAGTTTATAATACCGGAAATACTCATTTCCAATAGCACCATAAGCACTATTAAGTTGAATCTTCCTTGCCATTTGAATGTTGTTGCATCTTGCAATTTCTTTTTCCAATTCTTTTGTCTTGGTTTTTTCATATTGCTGTTTTGCAACCAACATCTTTTTCTTGAAGATTACGCGGTCGTTATACATTTTTTCCATTAGTTCTGGAAGAAATCCCTTTACCCTGCGGTAAAGTGCTCCATTTGCAGTCATAGTAAGATTTACTTTTTTTAATGGTGTTAAATCTAACTCTTGGTTTAGAAGTTTGTCTACACTCACTTTTGCAGAAAGTTCTCTTACCTGTTTAAGTGCCTCTAATTCCTCATCATTTTTACCGTTACTCTCCAATTCTGCAATACGATTATTGAGTTCGTGCTTTTCGACAAGTGTTTCTGGAGATATTGCGTATTGCATAATCAAATGTGGATAAAGCGAATTCAAATCAAAATTAACAACATAACCATACATTCCAGGAATTGGATTTTTTACATATGCGCCAGCAAATTTATCACTTTTTTCTGAATGGTCTTTGGGGGGAATAACAATATCCTTTTTCTTTAAGTAATTGTAAATAATAGCATCCCAAGTTCTTACTTGATAGAAAATATCATTAAAATTTACTTTTGCGTCATACGCCATCGTAAAACAAAGTTCAATTAACTTCATTTTATCTTCCAATTGATCTACGAGTTCTACGTCTCGAATATTATAATCAATAAACTTCTGCCAATCTTTTGTATAAAAATCCTTGAAGGTCTCAAATTCAGAGTGGTCCAATTTCTGTCGTCCCAATTCCACACTTGCAATATGGTCTAGACGATAAGATTCCTGTGCCTTATAAGTAAATTTCTTATAAAGATCAAGATAATCAATCACAGAAATACCAGCAATTTCATAAGAAATTTGTTCTCTTCCTTTAATTACAAGTTCTCTTCTGCGAATATTTCCCCAAGGAGAAAGACGACGTGCTTCTTTCTCTCCCAGAATTCTTTCAATTCTTCCAGCAATATAAGGAATATCATATAATTCACAGTTCCATCCTGTAATCACATCAGGAGTTTCTTTTTTCCAAAATCCGAGAAAGTGTTGGATTAAATCAATTTCATCCCTACACTCAATATATTCAACACCCTTACGAGTGTTAATGTAAGGACGAGAAGCAAAACATACCAATTTCTTTGTTGCGTAGTTTTGTAATGTGATTGCCAGAAGTTCTTCCGCACAATCAAATACATTTGGAAATCCACTCTCCGATGCAACCTCAATATCAATTGTTACGAGACGAATTTTCTTAATATCAAACTCAATTTCGTCTTCTGGGTATGTTTGGGAAATATATTGTGCTTTATAATCATCATTTCCATACACAGAAAATCCATCAACATTTGAATATTTTCGAAGAAAATCTCTACAATCCGATATTTTTCCGGGTCGAATCGGTTCTACTGATTCTCCACTTAAAGTTTTATATTTACTTTCCTTTTTTGAAGAGACAAAAAAGGTAGGATAAAAATCTTCTATTGATTCGAAATACTTTCCGTCTTCATATCCACGCACATAAATTTTATTAAATTTCTCATAAACTGATGTATAAAAACGCATTTATCCTCATTTAGAAAGTTTTAAATATTCTTCAAGTAAATCTTTTTTTGGATCCACTAATGTTAAAATTTTATCAGAACTTAATCGGATATCTTTCCAGTCTTTTTCATTTGTATAATCACCAAATAACCAAGGTACTAGGTAATTGTTTTCAGTAATTCCTTTTTTGATTTGGAAAGGTTTGATTAGCAAACAATCAGGTTGTCCAATGTCAGCTAAAACTTCCATTACTTCACTGATTAAAACTAATTGATTCGTTAAGATCAATACTTGAATTGTCGTTTCCTCCACTTGCTCGTCCATCGGCAATGTTATTTCTTCTTCCATTCATTTTCTCCTCGTAAGATTTTTTAATTTCATCAATTGGTTCAACAATAGTAACCACCCAATCTTTATTCACAAAAATATCAGAGTCTTTGGATAAAGACATCCATTTATAAAAAGACGCATTATATTTTGTTTGTTCTACGCCCTCAAATAATACTTGTGATGTAGATATTTTAACAAAATGTGGATTTGCAAAAAGATAAGATACTAAATTATCATCAGGATCTCTAAATTCTTTAATATCAGCAATCACTTCTTCTCCTGATTTAAGAAGTGCTAATTTAATTGACATAAATTCCTCATACATTCAGTTATTATAACAAGAAAAAAGAGGGGTGTCAAGACTGATTCTGCCAGTCTTCCCCTCTGCGGCGACAATAGTTAATTGGGTAGCCCACAACTATTTATCTTTTTCTTTTAAAGGCACATACCTTTTTGTTTGGTGTCATTTTGTATTTTACAGTTTTACCATAACAATTTTCTGGTTGGTCACTCATTTTTATGTCAGCCCCAAAATCACCCTTCATTTCTTGAATTGTCTTCACGAACTCCCGAAATGATTTCATAGACTTTTCTCTTTTGATGCTCTGGAATAACTCTATTTAGTTTGATGGTAAGTAATCCATCAACAAAAGAAACATCACCAAGAACTACATCATTAGATAAAGTCCAAGTTCTTTTCAATCTTCTTTTTGCTATTCCATTATGAAGATACTCGGTAGCATCTTTGGATTTTTTGTCTTCTGCTACATCAAGGGTAAGTATATTTTCTTCTGTAGATACCCTAATATCTTCTTTTTTGTATCCAGCAAGTGCGATTTCTAATCTAAATTCAACACTACTTTCTTTGACTAGATTGTATGGTGGATAATTTGTGTGCGTATCAAACGCACTATCAAATTTTTTAAACCACTCATCCATCCCAATACTATTCTTTTGAATTTCCAACAAATACTTTGCAGTTTGTGGTACTGTGAGTGTAAATGAATCTGTTCCAAACATAATAGACCTCCTAAAGCGTCTGTAAGTAAATGATGTCCCCGAAGGCAACATCACTAGTATATATCACAGAACATAAAAAAAGGGAGTGTTGAACTCCCTACAAAATCATTCGGTTTCTTGTGGTTTAGTCTTTTTGCCAATATTGTATTTGGTTTCAAGTTCCCATTCACCTTTATCCTTAAATGCAAGAACTTTAATTTGATTTAAAGGTGCAATATCAGTAATTTTTTCCGGAGAAATTATAGTAATAAGTCCCCAATCAGCAAGAAGTTGGACAATACGATTACGACGCTGAACATCATTTACCGTAAGATTTGTATGTTTGCCATCAAGCGCAAATAATTCTTTAAAATGAACAAGATAATATCTACCTTGCTTATGAAGAATATGGCAAGATTGGTAAAGTTTTTTCTCCTTGCGTGAAGCAACTCCGATGCGTGTCAAAGTCTCACGAACTTTCAGAAAGTCATCAGGTTCATTTAGAATTACCTCAATCATTTGGTCAGGTGTCCAATTTACAACAGGTTCTTGAATTACACTCATTTTGTTCCTCCAGTTTCAAATTTCGCTTTAATAAATGTTAATTGTTCTTTTGATAGAATAGACAAAGCTTGTAGTGCCTTTTCATTATTATATCCATAATAACGTTTGACATAATCAATATCTTTGATTTTTTCTTTACTTAACCAAGTAGAATATCTCTTTTTGGTTCTCAAAATATTTATAAGAAAATCAT